TCAAACCATCCCACGCTCTTTCGCCCATTCAATGAACTCTTTGTATGGGCGTTTTCCTCTCATGCCTTTTACCGCTTTTGGGAAGCCTAGTTCTTGAGTCCAACGCCACAGAGTAGGCTGGCTAATACCAAGAGTTTCACGAACCTCTTTATCGCTGATGAAAAAGCGTTGTGTTGCTAGGTTTATCGTTGAATTAGCCATTTTGATTTCCTTTCTTAATTGAACTTTTCATATAACAAACATAAAACACCGCACAAATAACGGCATAGACGGCGAAACTGATCATTGGGCAACTCCTTTTGCTGGTGGCATAATCCGTACTCGGTTGGTTGTGTGCCAACACATTGCATCCCCATTAAACAAACCGCCTTCACGTAACTTAGCGCAGCCTTGTGGTAGCTGTTCACCACACTTACCGCAGCAGCCGAGATCGCTTTCAATCTTTGGTATCTCGTCATGAACACGGTGAATAAGCGACTGCAAAGCTTCAACTTGCGTGTAAGGTTCGCTTGGGTAAGCGAAGAACTGGCAAATATCATTAAGCTTTGCTATTTCATCGGGTGATAACGTAACTCGAATGTCGTTATTGCCACTGGTCTTGCGTTTATCCCTTAGGCGCTGTGCCCGAGCAGCCGCTTGCTTGCGTTTTCGTTCTTCATTCATTTTGAAGCCTTACGCTTACGAGATATTGCTGTCTTTTTCATTGGAGAAAGTAATTGGCGAGCTTTTGCTAAACAAAAGTCGAAACACTTTCCACCACGGCCTCCGAACGAAGCGGTGGTTCGGTAGGTTTCAATCGCGAAATTACATGCGCGATTTGCCTCATGGTGTTCGTAGCCTTCGCCAAGTAATATTTGATGAATATTTTTATGGATAAACTCTTCCTGAGAGTTTCGAAGTAGGGAAGTCGTCATTACACAAAGTTCCTTTGGTTTCTGGGTGAAACCTGGCAATCAGTCTAAGTACTTGAAATTGGTGGTCAGCCAGTTATATACTGATTGCGAGGCTTGGTTCTTTAGTTCTAAGTCTCATTGCACAAAGTAAGCCCTTATTGGTTTGGTCACCGATAAGGGTTTTCTTGTTTTAGTCGTCCGCCCAAGTAGCGATTTGTTCGATGTTTAACATGGTTATTCCTTAGCTATAAAAGGGTGGTCAGCCCTTGGTTAAAGTCTCATTGCACAAAGTAAGTAGGGTGTTATTACGTTAATTCATCTAGGTACTTATTGGTGTCCTTAAACCATTTGGTTATCTTTTTGTCTTGGCCACTACCTGCTTCAATATAGATTTCAAAATTCACTTCATTATTTGCAAAAGCGTCATATCCACCTTCGTGAGTGCGAACACTGATCTCTTGAACATGAGCCGAGAAGTCAAAAAATACATCATGGGCTGTCGTCATGGTGAGCTCGAAGCAACGTCCCATCAGGGTTGAAATTTCTTTGGCATATCGTTTACATAATCGAGCTGAAAGTTCGGGCTTTTCACATGTGGGGAATTCAATTGGTACTGTCACTTTGAATCTCCTAATTAGTTGGTAGAACCATTGAATTCAATTTACTGCTCAGTTGGTCAGAAAGAGCGTTGAACTGATGGATGGTTTGGGCGTCTTCTTTTCCAACGCTTACTTCTAAGTTTTTGCACTTATCACTTAGCTGAATGAGCTGTTCTAAATCGTCATAAAACGGATCGCTTTTTGGCATCTTTGCTAAGAAGTGCTCGAAGCTCGTTCTATGTAATTGAATGGCTTTTGAGCCTTCTAGAGTTTTACCAATAGTTGCTGTTGTTAGGTGTTCCATTTAGTTACCCTTTTAAATTAACTTTTGGTTAAGTTAACTTATGGTTAAGTTGTGTGTCAATAACTAATGGTTATTTTTTATGAAAAAATAGCTCGCATGTGCGAGCTATTTAGAAGAGGTAGGGGGAATATAAAACGTTACAAGTCCATAATGACCTGTTTGACATAACCGACAATACGGCAGTTGCCATTGATAGGTATAGGGTCGTATTTGGGGTTAAGTGGGACTAGGAATTTTTGAGGTCCATCAATTTCTAGTTTCTTTATAGTAGCTTCAGGAGCGTCATTTAGTGTTGCAACTACAATTTTTCCATTGTCGGGGGAGCTACATGGTTCAACAACAACAATGGAACCCGCAGGGATTGAAGGTGATCCGTGGGGGTTTGTCATTGAGTTCCCTGTAACTCTCATTGCAAAAGCATTACTAGACGTATTTGCTGACACAGTTTGCCATTCAAATTCAGTATCTTGGTCTATGATCACAGTTTGCCAGGTCCCAGCCTGTACCTGGCTTAAGATGGGAATAGCTTTTAGATTTTGAGAATCTAAATACTGGGCATTTGGGATTTGAAAGTTTAGAACCTTATTGATAGTTGAGCGGTCCCTTTCAGAATTAAGCATTTCAATATCGTTACTATCTAAGAGGCTTTCCACCGTAGTTCCTAGTAGACCGGCAATATCCGCAAGTTTCTTAGTATTAGGTATAGATTCACCTACCAACCATTTACGAACACCAACTAAAGATATCTTAAAAGGTAAGCGTGACTGTAAGTAAGTTGCACGTCCACGTTTGGGTATTCCAGCTAAATCACATGCTTTGTTTAGCCTGTCAGTAAAGAGTTGCTGCCGATCCATAGACTGTCTTCTATCAAATTAACCATAGGTTATCTTAACTTGGTTGACACTTAACTATCAGTTGATGTTTAATAAATTAACTTTTGGTTAAGTTGTAGGGGTTTAAGTGAAACCAAATATAGTAAGTAAAGTGCTCAATAAACATTTTCAAGGTAGTTATCAAGCAATGGGAGATTTATTTGGCGTGAGTTCACAGGCCGTCCGTAAATGGGAAGTCGCGGGTGAGTTCCCTGCAAAGAACGGACGTACCCAGCAAGCCCATGAACTAACTAGCTTCTGCTATAAAGTGCTGACACCAAGTGCGTTCAAATCTTCCTTGAGCTTTAAGTCAAGATTAGCTGAATTTTCAAAAACAGCCTGATCACCAACATTCTGGATAAACAACCAGTAAGGAATAACCATGCAACCCAGTTTAAAAAGCGTTATGCATAACGCGGTAGTCGCTTGGCGAAGTGACGCGACGAAAGAACAAATTGCGGAATATATTTCTCGCTTCTATCACAAGATGAAAATCTACGAAGAGGAAGACTGCCAAAGGGAACACCTTCTCAAAGTACCGTCGGCTTTGAACAATCCAAACAACACTCAAAATCTATTTCGCTATGTCAGCAGAACAAGCACAGAGGCCAAAGCTAACGTTATGGATTTGTTGCCTGCAATTATTGCAGCACTACCTAAAGCTAGGGCAACAGCTGCACTGAATCAATTCCTAAACCCGCTTGGATATTCGGTTGCGGCTATTGGCTCATGTCAAACCATGGCGAACCGTGATCAACTGCTTGCCGATTTTAGCAAAGAGTCATCTGAAGCACTCCGTTCGATACTTTTACTCAGTGAACACGCCACGTCTGACCAACTTCGTGATGCTTACCGGGAGTTACAAGAGAGTGCCGGTTCTCACGATCCGTTACTTAAATACTTAGAAACATTGATGGCGCAAAAAGGCTGACCACCTGAATGCATTTACTAACCACGCTAATTAGCAAAACAAGAGAACTTTGTGCAATGAGTCTTTCTTATCAAAATTACCACGGCCAAATGCTGTGGGTAGCAAACAACGGCAACTGTCGTTATGTGGTGTCGCGCAATAAAGCGAAGCAAATCCTACAAACCATGAAGGCGAGGGTGCAGTTATGAAAAACAAGTTAGCTGATCTTAATAACCACCTTTTTGCTCAAATGGAACGCCTGTCTGATGAGGATATAACCGACGATAAGTTGAATGAAGAAATTAATCGTTCAAAGGCTATTACCACAGTGTCAAAGCAAATCATCGATAACGCTCGTCTTGCTCTGGATGCTCAGAAGTTTCGTACAGAGTATGCAGGTCGAATTGAATTACCCGAAATGATTGAGGGTAATAAACATGCCTAAAGGTCAATCACATCGTTACACAGAAGCACAGTCCACATTCTTGAAAGAAAATTGCACTATGCTGCGGCGTGAATTGACTGAGGCCTTTAATCATCGCTTTGGAACAAGTTTGACGCTCGCTGCAATTAACAGTTGTTGTAAACGCAAAGGTTGGTTTACTGGCCGCGACGGGAAGATAGAAAAAGGGAACAAGCCATGGAATAGCGGTACAAAGGGCTTGATCAAGGCAAACGCAGGAAGTTTTAAGCCAGGTCAAAAACCAACGAACAGCAAGCCATTAGGGCATGAGCGTGTTTGCTCTACAGATGGGTTTATTCTCGTCAAAATCGCAGAGCATGACCCGTACACAAACGCCAAAACACGTTATAGGGCAAAGCATCAAGTTGTTTGGGAGCGTGAACATGGTGAGATACCGGATAACCATGCGATTCGTTTTAAAGATGGGGACAAATTGAACTGTGCTATCGATAACCTCATTTGCGTTTCATTGGCCGTCAATCTACGTATGAATCAGAATCGAGTTCAGGACCTGCCAATAGAGCTTAAAGCAACGGGTCATGCCATCGCAGAGCTCGAAGTCGCGGCATTCAATGCAGAGAGGAAAGTCAGATGAGTATGATCCTCACCGCTCAAGCCATGCAGTTAAAAGTTGGCAATGCGACTCGTAAACTCGTGTTACTCAAGCTAGCGGACAACGCCAACGACAATGGGGTGTGCTGGCCATCTTATGAGTACATTGCAGATATGTGCGAGGTCGACCGCCGAACAGTAATGCGCCATATCAAAACGTTAGAAGAAATGGGGTTTGTTTCAGTTCGCACTCGAAAGGGAGAAAAGGGCAATTCGAGCAATGTATACCAGTTAAATTTAGGTAGTGACAAATTGTCACCCCCTAGTGACACACGATCACGAGGGGTAGTGTCACAGGATCACCAACCTAGTGATCCTATGTCACCCGGAATCAGTCATAGAACCAGTCAATTAGAACCAATAAAAAATAAACAAAAAAATTCGAGTGAACTTGAATCTTGTTTTGAGCGTCTTTGGGCGGCATTCCCTACCAAGAAATCCAAGAAGAACTCGTTAGCAAAATTCAAAAGCATCGTGACAGCGCAAAGTGAACCTCCGGAGGTATTCACTAACATGCTTTGCCAGGACGTCGGAAACCGAGTAGCAAACCGCCAGTTTGGTTTCGATAAGCTTCACCTAACGACTTACTTGAATCAAGAACGATGGAACGACGACCATGAAATCAATCACTCAAGCATTGCTCAATCAAGCAACTCAGCCACAGGATCACAAGCAAACCGAGTTGAACAACACAACGCAGAATTGCTCGCCCGCTACGGACACACTGCCGCACCAAGTGGGCAACCAGACTTTGCACCTGAGTGTGGAGGATTGGATTCAGGCGAAGTTTGTGGAGGGGTACGGAGCGAAGTGGATTTACAAGGTACTACCATCGACCTGGACTCAAGCGATTTCCACGATGTCGGTAACTGATGTTCGAAGAGCCGTAAGCCAAGCTCTGCTAGAGGGGGATGCGTGGCCACCAAGCTTGCCTGAGTTCGTTAACATGGGCCGTGAAGAGTTGGTTGATATCGATGAAGCTTTTACGCGAATGCTGCGCTGTGAACCCAAAGGGGATATCGAGTATTGGGCATCGCAAGAAGTTGGTTTTGTTTGTCGTGGACAACTAAGTGAGCGGGAAGCCAGGGCCAAGCATCGCAAAGCACTGAAGAAGTATGCTGAAAAAGCGAAAGCAGGTTCACTACCTGCAAGAAGTACGATGCGTTTAGCCAACAAATCGAATGTTAAACCCATCAATGAAATTACAAGACCAGACCCAAACAAGTTCAATAAGAACTCGGTGTTCGCAAGGGTCGCAGCAATGGGAGCAAGGGCGTAATGCAATTTGAAAAGCTACTGGCAAAGTTCAATGTAAAAGGGATCAACTACGAACCATCGTTAGGTGGGAAGGGGTTACTTTCTCAGGATGAGCAGCTGGCAATTGTCGGTCTAGCATGGAAGGAATCACCAGTAGGCTTTCTGGTGTTGTTCGTTGAGTGCTTGCAAGACAAGCCTGCATTGAAAAAGCTATACCAAGCAACCTTGATTGAAGCCAACACGCTAATGGAAACATGGCGCGGCCCATACCCAGACAAAGCATTAGAAGCCTTAGTGGTAACGGCAATTGCAGAAGCTACGCAACAATTCGGTCAAGTCTGCCCTGAATGTCATGGTAGCGGTAAATACATTGCCAAGAACCGAGCAAGAAGAACCTGCCCATGCTGCGATGGTGGCCGAATAGGTTGGACTCAAGAAACTCGCTTCGCTTACTTCTGCCAAACTTTACCCGTTACCTTCTCCCGCTTTAAGAAGTACGAATCGATTCTTGGAAAATTGGTTAAACGTTTAGTGGATAAGCGCAGTGCCGCTGCTTTGGCGTTACAGGGAAGGTATGAGCAAGAAGAGAGTATGGCGAAAGTGTTGGAAGCTGAGATTTGATTCGAGGGCTTAATGGAGTTGCCTCGAGAAGTTTAGCATGCCATGTTGTTATGAGTTTTCTGACTGTTTTGACCTTCGCTCAGTTCACACCTTTGTCTGTGATACTAAATAGCCCCCGAATGGGGGCTTTTTAATGGAAACTATTATTGCTCAGTTATGTTCTCTAACATTTTGTTATTGTACAATATCCTTAACTAGAGGAATTACAATGCACATGTTTCAAATAAAAGATGACTATATTCAGAAAGGCTTTAGTGAACTGAACCACAATGGTGGAAGTGGAGCCATTCTTTTGATTGAACAGAACCTAGGGATAGTCACAAAGATTGACTGCAGTGAAGGGTATGTAGGGTTTGTGAATTGCTGCCTGAATCATCCACAACTAAACATTCCTCAATTTAATAATTTCCAGCAATGGGGCGTTCTTCCCCATCATGGTCATAAAGGACATATATCTGTTGAAATGCCCGTTTATCAGAAATTATCCGTTAAAGAAGCTACAACATTAGATACTTGGATTAAATTATTCAATAGTGCTTATATTTTAAATGCTCATACCACTATAAATGATCCTTTTGGTTTGCTAGCAACAATAAATATACTTACGGTCACAGCACAAAGCTTAAATTTAAATTTTGACCTAAAACCAGACAATGTAATGAAAGATACAATTGGAAATTTTCTTATTATAGATGGTTTATTTTAGTAGGGGTAAATATGTTAATTAAGTACTCTGTAGAGAATTTTTATAGTTTTAAGGGAAGGGTTGAGCTCGATTTTTTGACAAAGAGTGATGACAATTCTTTAAAATCTTCATTTGGCAACGTGGCTCCTGTCGCCGCTATATTTGGTAAAAACGCATCTGGTAAAACTAACATTCTGAAAGGTATAAATTTCTTGAGAGGGTTTTGTGGTGGAAGAAACTCTACAAGCTCTTTGGAAGTTATATCGACTTTCCTTGATAACCATAAGCCGACTAAGTTTGAAGTAACCTTTATTGAAGGTGGTGAGAAGTACTTTTATAAGCTGATTATTTTTGAAGATAGAATGATCAACGAGGAGGTGCATCGTGATAATGATTTATTACTAGAACGCTCTGGAACTTCCGCTAAGATATTTAATCAAGAAACTGATGGTCGCATGATCACTTTAGATGTTCCAAAGGAGCAGTCTTGTGTTAGGTACATTGAAAGGAATTTTGAAGATAAGTATAAGTTTATAAACTGTGTTTCAAAGTTTTTCTACTGTATTGAATCTAACGTATATCACAACTCTTTTAATATAGATGATTCTAGTGTTTATAATATCTCACGTAGGCTTAGTAAAGATAAGCTCAGCTTTGCGCTAACTGAACATTTATTAAAAGGCTTTGATACATCGCTAACAAAAATTGAACTAAAATCTAAAGAGGTGAATAATAGTACCCAGTACTATCCTGTTTTTTATCATGCCCATAACGGTGAAAATTTTGCTGTTTCTATCGACCAAGAATCAAGTGCAATTAAGAGGCTGTTTGGCATTCTTCCTCTTTTTGTTTTCGTTAGTTCGGTTGGTGGGATACTTGTCATTGATGAGCTAGAATCGCATTTCCACCCCTCTATAGTTAAACGATTGATTGAGTTGTTTACAACGCAGAAATATAACTCACGTAAGGCCCAGTTCGTATTTAGTACCCATTTAGGGTTGTTGATGGATGAATTGGATTCTGAATTTATATGGTTGTGCGAAAAGGACAATAGTGAGAGTTCAATTCATTCGTTGAAACAACGGTTAAATAGCTTCGATAGTAATGGAAAAAGAATCAGTGACCTTTATTATATGAACAAACTGGAGCTCAACGAAGTCATTGAAACAAAATTGAGAAGTGAGTAATGAAGTTCATACTAATAATTACTCTCCTATTTAGCTGTATCAGTATTGCTCAACCTGCAGCTGAGCCTATGGTTGATAAGACATCCGTAAAACTTGAGTACATCAATATTACGGAGAAAGAAGCCGCAAAGAAATATGAATTGCCTGAAGAACTCCCGAATTGGCTCATGAGTGACCTAATTAGAATCAACACTAGGATAGAAAATATAGATGCATTAGGAGCTACGAAAGCAGAGTTGATTGAGTACGCTAATGCCTTAAAAAAAAGGGATAAGGACTTTTCCTTGCTCAAGTCTCAGGTCGAGTCTAATGATGTTAGGTTAATTGACTTCAGAGATTTTGGAGCAATTTTTGTGTCAATATTAGGTATTTCTTTTGCATTGCTAGGTTTCTTTACATACATAAATGCAGGCTCAAAAGCTAAAGAGGAAGCACAAAGAGGAGTTAATGAAATTAAAGATCAATCAGAATCTTTATTATCTCAAATGACAACCAAATATAAAAATTCATCTCAATTACTCGATGACTTAGAAAAAGAATCAGCGAGTTTAGCTAAAGAAAAAGTCACTTTAAAAGAAGAGATTGAAATCCTTGAAAAACTAAAAGTTGAGGTTGGGGATTTAACTGAGAAGCTTGCAGTTGAACGCAAGAAGTCTCAGGGTTTTGAAGAAAATCTGGAGCAAGTATTAGTTAAAATTCGTGAACTTGAGGATTGTATTGCTCCTAGTATCCATGAAAAAGATGTATTTGAGAAAAACTATACTAATGACATAACGGATGAATCAATAGATGATATGCTCAAGTCTATCAAATACAATATTCTCGATTCCAAAGATGAAGTTGACGATACCTAAGAATTAATGCAATATTACCACATTAGAAAACCTCGCCTAACCAGCGGGGTTTTTTCGTTTCTACCGTTTACAACGACAAAGCACCCCTTTCCATTGTGAAAGTCGGGTGCTTTTTTGTGGGAGTAATATGCAAGATAAACTCAGTTCCTTCTCTTCATATCTCACTAGCGGCTTACTGGCTCTTACCGGGGCATTCAGCATCCAAGACTGGGCGGCGGTGATTGGTGTGGTGATGGTGTTTGTAACTTACTTCACCAACCGCAGTATTAAACTCAAATTGCTTGATGAAGTTCGCAAGCAACGAATTTCGGAAGAGCTCTGTGAAAAACTTAATCAATAAAACCGTCTGCTCTGTCGCGGTTGTGCTTTCTATCGTTTTTAGCCTTGCTCCAAACATGCAAACCAGTCAACAAGGCTTGGCACATATCGCTAACCTCGAAGGGTGTAGAACCAAAGCGTATAAATGCAGTGCTCATGTTTGGACCAATGGCCTTGGCCACACAACAGGCGTGAAATCAGGTGATGTGGTTAGTGAAGAACACATTGCTCGTAACTTCATTGCCGATATTAAAACCGCTGAGAAATCCGTAAACCAATACTTAACCGTTGACGTTACCCAAGCTCAGTTTGATGTCCTGGTGAGCTTTGTGTTCAACCTTGGCGCTGGCAACTTGAAACGTTCCACCATGCTTAAATTATTTAACCAAAATCAACCTTTAAAAGCGTGCCTCGAACTTTCACGTTGGGTCTATGTTAACGGCAAAAACTGCAGGGACCCTGATAGCCAATGTTCAGGGGTCGTGAAACGTCGCGAGTTAGAACAACAAGCTTGTTTGAACGGCTGGTAATAAGGGACTTTATGAACTTTTCTATCAAAAATACTTTGTTGATAGGTTTGGTTATTTTGCTGCTTGGTAGCTTCGCTTTTTCTGCTTATCTACTTGAGTTAACTAAGGTGCAAGCGAAGCGCTACGGTGAGCTTCAGGGCCAGTTTCAAGACTCTATCAACAAAAATAAATCACTGTCTATCACCGTTAAAACCTTAAGCGATGAAGTGCGGCAGGCTCAACAAGCTGCTGATGCATTGCTACAAGTCAAAGCCGAGCGAAATGTTGCAACGGTTCTTACTGTTACCCAAATCAAAGAGGTACTAGTTCATGAAGAATGTGCTGATGTGCCTGTTCCCAATTCTTCTGAGTGGTTGTACTACCACTGAAGTGATCACTGAATATCAAGACAGGTTGGTTCTTCCTCCTGCGGTTTATCTGACTTCTTGCCAACAGCCTTTTACTACTCCGCCGCAAACCTATGGCGAAGCGGTAGAGCGTGATCCGATATGGCTAGAAGCCTGGCGCAATTGCGCTGACCAAATAGAGCACTTACGTGACTTTTACGGTTACGACAGTGCGCTCCCTAATACGGGCAAATAACACTTACTACTTGGGTGGTCGTCCACCGTTATCCGTTGTTGCCCGTAATTCATTCCTTACGAGGGTGTGCAAGCGTGGGTTCCTCGCTGTCTTGCTTGTTAGCCATGATCATATTCAGCTCGCTGCTGAAACTCCTTATATGTTAGCGCAAGTCCAGATTCAAAAAGGAACAAGCAGAGTTTGAGAGAACTTCATTAATAGGTAACGTCAGCTTAATGCGAATAAGGGCGTGACACTCGGAGAGACGAGACTCATTCAAGAGGGCTTTCAATGAACAATGAAAAACGACTTTGGAATTTAACCGAGTTGGAAGCGTTCGATTATCACCGTTCCACGATCCGCAAAAAGCTTAAGTCTGCAGGTATTGAGCCTATCGCATTTAAGGGACAAACACCGCTTTATGATGTGGTTCAAGTGACGCCTTATTTATGTAAGGCACCTTTAAAAGAAAGTGATGCTCCCGATTTGATGGGCTTTAAAACTGCCGCAGAGCTGAGAGCTTACGTTCAATCCGAACGAGAGAAGTTAGCACTGCAGAAAGACTCAAATGAGTGCATTGCAAAAGAAGACTACGAGAATGAAATAGCCATTTGTATTTCAGGTGTGAAGGGCTTTAAAGACAAAGTGATCACACGTATTGAATCGGCAATCCCAACGGCAACAACGCAGCAGCTAGAAGATTTAGAAAGTTTACTTAATTTTGATTTAAAGGCGGTATCTGATGGGCTTGAACAAGTTTGATTCACGCCTTGGTGTTCAATTCGCCGATGCGGGTAAGATCCGGCGAGAGCTCGCTTATCTTTGTGCGCCAACCGATAAAACCCCTATTGAAGCTGCTGATGAAGATTTGTGGATCTCAGATGGTACAGACGTAACGAAATTTTTATCCTCATTGGTCCCTTATATGAAGGAACCGATGAACTGTTTAGCAAGGCGCATTTATGAAGCGGTGATTGTGGTCGGCCCCGCACGTTCGGGAAAAACTAAAGCGTTAGTCGAAGGGTGGATTAATTACACGGTGACGCAAGCTCCTGGCGATATGTTGCTGATTTACAGTACCAAAACCAAAGCGGCAGATATGTCTAAAGCCGATTTAGACCGTTGCTTTTCTGCGACACCAGGTATTGCACGTTTAAGAACGGGGCGAAAGTCCGACGATAACATCACCTCTAAAAAGTTTAAAAACGGCATGAATCTCAAGTTAGATTCCGCAACAGAAACCAGCTTATCGGCGTCGACGTATCGTTATGCCGGCGCGACCGATTACGATAGAGCAGATGATGGCGTGGGCCAAGAAGGCTCGAAGTTTGAACTGATGTTAATGCGCGTTCAAAACGCTAAGTCTTCAGGCATGGTGATGGCCGAAAGCTCTCCTGGTCGTATTGTTAGGCACCCTAAACCGGAAGAAGAATTACTAGCCCATGAGGCACAACCATGTGGCGGCATTGCATCGCTGTACAACCAAGGCGATAGACGCCGTTTCTATTGGTTGTGTGACGATTGTCATACGAACTTTAGACCAGAATTCGAAACCTTAAAATGGGACGACAAAGGGGATCCTTTGCTCTCGTCTCAAACCGCATATGTGGCTTGCCCAAGGTGTGGCCATCGTATTGAAGAAGTCGAAAAACATTCGAAGAATCTGAGTGGGCATTGGTTTCGTGAAGGTGCGGTCAATCAATATGGTGAGTTAGTTGGAGAAGAATCAGAGATACGCACAACCAAATGGGCCACGTTTTGGTTTGAGGGGGTAATAGCCGCTTACAGCAGTTGGCAAAACTTAGTGTATCGATATCTCAATGCCGAAGCCATTTATGAAGACAGTGGCGATGAAGATGCGCTGATCTCATTCATCAATACTCGAATGGGGCGCTCTTATATCCTGCAATCTCAAGGGCAAGATATTGGGGCTCATGAATTGATGGAAAAAGCCAAAGGCAATCCCTATTTGCGTGGGGTTGTGCCTGATGGTGGTCGCTTCTTGGTCATGAGTATCGATGTTCAAGGTGGTAAATCCAATGCTCGGTTTGTGGTTCAAGCTCAAGTGTTTGGCGAAGGTCTGCAGCGCTGGGTGATCGACCGCTTTGAAATTTTAACGACACCGCATCGAAATGGTGACCGTATTAACCCTGCCATTTACGCTGAAGATTGGGACCTACTTATCGAGCAGGTGATCAAGAAAACGTACCCCGTTGCCGATGGCTGTGGGCGGGTAATGAAACCGATATTAACGCTGTGCGATTCTGGCGGTTCGGCTTCTGAAAAAGACGGCAAGAAAACCTCCGTGACCGATTTTGCTTACCAGTTCTATAACCGGCTCAAAGCTAAAGGGTTGTCACATTTGTTTCGCCTCGTGAAAGGCGCCAGCAACAAAGATATGGATTCACTGATTAAAGAGTCATACCCAGATAAGCGCAGCAAATTGGCGCATGGCGAGATCCCTTTATTAATGTTGCACACCAATCGACTTAAGAACCGTGTCGTGGCCAGCTACTCTCGTGAAGAATTCGGCTCTCGATATTTTCATTTGCCTGCATGGGCGGAAAGAGAGTGGTTCGATGAACTGACGGCTGAATTCATTGATGAAAAAGGTCAATGGATCTGCCCTGATAAGACGCGTAACGAGAGTTTTGATTTATGCGCGTATGCCGAAGCCGGGATGCATTTTCTTGGTGGAGATGAAATCCATTGGGAAAGCGCACCACCTTGGGCGTCTGAATGGCAGATTAACCCGAATGTAATTGATGCTGACTTACAACCTGTTTTCGAGCGCAAGCCTAAGAAACGTTATAACCACTCAAGAGGTATTTTCGGATGAGTTTAGCGATACCAACCAATCAAGAGCGTTTGCAATGGTACCTCGAAGCCGAACAGAAAATCTTACAGCAACAGTCTGTTAAGACGGCAGAAGATGAAGAGCTAACCTTGGCGAGTCTAGCGACGGTGCGTAAAGAGATAGAACGTTTGCAACGCATTATTGCTCTGCAAGCCCAAGGGGGGCGACGCTCTATGATACGGAGAAATTATCTTGAGTAGCCAAAACTTGCTCGACAAGCTCGTGGCCGTATTTAGTCCTCGGAAAGGGTTGGAACGTGCCTACGACAGACGACTTTTGAATAAATACAACGCAGCACTTCCCCGAAATCCTCATACAAAAAAGACAAATAAACAATCGAAAGGCGATTCAAATTCGTTGAACAAAGGCGCGAAAGCGGTGTATCAACGGGCGCGACATATGGATGAAAACAACCCATTTGTTACGGCCATTTTGGATGAGCTTTGCGCCAATGTGATTGGTCCGAATGGCATCATGGTGGAGCCTCAACCTCTAAACCATAAAGGTGAGGTTCATATTGAATGTGCTCAGGCGATCATGACCTGGTGGGAGAACTTTTCTTTAAATCAAAACATCGATGCTGAACATTCTCGCGCGGAAACTGAATGGCTTGCGGGTCGAACATGGTTTCGTGATGGCGAGGTGTTTTGTCGAATGTTCATGGGTAAGCACAGTGATTTGATTTACCCAACAGAGACGCCCTTTGCGGTGCAGCCTTTTGAGCCTGATTTTATTCCTTCGCATATAACGGAAGTTGAAGGGGGGCTGTTTGAAGGTATCAAACGAAACAAGCTTGGCCAGGCTATCAGCTATTTGATTCAGAGAGATTCAAGAGGGTTTGAGTTTGTTGATGTCGATGCGCAGTTTGTCTGCCATTTAAAGTTTACTCGGCGTTTTCATCAAAACCGTGGCATTTCCCTTTTGCATTCGATTTTGGATTTGGTCGATGACATCGAAGATTACGATCAATCCGAACGTATTAGCGCCCAGATAGCGAGTCGTTTTGCTTATTACATAAAACGAGACCCGACATTGAATTCAAATACATCAGACGCGTTCGATCGCGGCGGTGATTTGTTTTTAGGCATGGGAAATTCGTTTGAACTGGCACCCGGTGAAGATGCGGGGGTGGTGGAGAATAATCGAAAAGAAACCATGAGCAGTCCTTTTCGAAATGCTCAGCTGCGACTGGCTAGTGGGGGCGCAGGAGTGAACAACTCTAGTGTTACCCGAGACTACAGTAACGGCAGTTATTCCGCTCAGCGCCAAGAGTTAATCGATTCGTTTAGTCGCTATCGAGTGCTGCAGCGAAAGTTTGTTTTAGGTTGGACTCGTCCACAGTATCGACATGCTTTGCAAATGGCGATGCTCGCCGGTGAAGTCAAAATCCCTGCCGACGTTGACCGAAAATCCATTTTGAATGCCATTTATCAAGCGCCAGTGATGCCATGGATTGATCCTGGCAAAGAGATGGTGGGCGTAGAGAAAGGGACGCGTTTGGGGCTGTATTCGTTAAGTCATGCACAGCGTGAACGTAACATTAACCCTTTATCTACTCGCCGTGAAATTCAGTCGGAGCGACAACAAATGAATGATATGCATATCGTGAGCACTTCGGATCCAGCTCATGCGACAAAGCCCAACAATAAGACAGAAGAGGCAAAGAATGCCAAAGCCAAATAAGAGCTGGTACACGCTCAAAAATGAAGCCGATGTGATTAAGGTCTGGGTGCATGGAGATATCAGCGCTTGGGATATTGATGCGACCGAAATCATCGCTGCGTTACAAGTGGCCAATGGGAAAGAGGTCGAGTTACGAATGCTCAGCGGCGGTGGCAGCGTCTATCAAGGCCTAGCGATGTACAACGCACTGAAGGCGCATAAAGGAAGGGTGGTGGGCATTGTCGATGGCATGGCCGCGAGTATTGCGACTTATGTCCTGCTGGCCTGTGATTCTATCCGTATGCCTGAAAATGCCATGTTGATGATCCATAACCCAGCCATTGGAGCATGGGGTGGTGAGAAGGAAATCAATTCAGCGCTTCAACAGTTGCAAGCGGCGACCAAGACCATTTCTGAAGCGTACGCTGAAAAGTCGGGTCAACCTCTTGAAGAGGTTCTGACCGCTATGGAGAGTGAAACCTGGTTCACCGCGCAAGCCGCTAAAGATTGGGGGCTTGTCGATGAAGTGGTTGAAGCGGTCGATCTCAGTAACTCATTACAGAGTTTCGATGAATCTGATTTTAAGAATTTCAAACAAGCGCCAAGTGAGCTGATGAATTCGCTAACGCTACAGTCGAATGAACCGACACCTTTGGCAGCGTCTGCTAAGCCAAATGAACCTCAAATAAACAAACCCAAGCAGGTAAGCGACATGCCGAAACCAAATGAAGAATTACAAAACGCTGTAAAAGCAGAGAATCAACGCCAAGCAGATATTCGTGCGTTGTGCGCTCAACATAAAGTCAGCGAGGCATTAACCAATGAAATGCTGACCGACTTATCGTGCTCAGTAGGACAGGCATCCACTAAGATTTTAGAAAGTATTGGTAGCCAATCAGCGGCAGGTCAGCAAGAGCCTGAAGCGAATTTGACGGCCACGCACATGAGACTTGGCAACGGTAACCATGTCAAAGACGAACTGCAAAATGCGTTGAATGCGCGTTGTGGTGTTGCGGATTTAGAAAAAGACAACTCGTTTGGTCATGAGTCATTACTGAATATGGCGCGAGCTTGCCTTGATGTGAATGCACGAAGCGCCATCACCAAGAATGAATTGGTGAACCGAGCGTTTAACTCCGGTGATTTTGGCGACATCATCACCGAAGGTATTCGAACCGTGATGCGCGATGAAGCGCAAGCAAGAGCCCCGATGTGGCGTGAACTGGCTAACGTAGAGAACCTGACGGATTTTCGTGAAACTGAGCTAGTGATGGTTAATGACGCGCCGGACTTGATGAAAGTATCGGAAGATGGCGAGTACAAAGCGGCGGTCTTAAAAGGCAGTGGTGAGCGCATTCAGCTTGCGACCTTTGGCCGTGAAATTCAGTTCACTCGACATGCCATCATTAATGATGAAATTGGCTTAGTGGCGAAGGTACCTCGTAAATTCATGCAGTCCGGTTATCGTCTGTCAGACAAGCTGATGTTTAACGCTATCCTCGCAGGCAAGATGGCCGATGGTGGCAATGTCTTTAAAGCGGGCAAAGACAAAGGCTGGGGTAACTTCATCAATGACATTCCAGCAGGTGATTACGCGGCGATGATTATGGCTCTGCACAAGGTCTTTGCTACGGCAACCACCATCCCACTGGATGGTGAAGCGGGTCAAGGCGATGCGTTAGATCTTCGCGGAGAGCTCCTGATTGCGAGTCCAGAACATGCCTCAATGTTTGAAGCGGTTTTGAATACGGCGAGTAAACCGGATGCCTTTAACCCTGCTTATAAAAAATTCGGTAAGGTGATTGAAACTGCGCGTGTAGGCGATGTGAATGGCGCTCTGGCACTAACAGGTAAAGACTTTGATACCGTCGTGATGGGCTTCTTAGATGGCCAGCAAGACCCATGGCTAGAAACGGGCGACGGTTGGAGCAGCGATGGTGCCAAGTTCCGCATTACTTACGACTTGATGTCGAAGGTATTGGACCGCCGTGGTATTGGCCAAGCGACCTTTAAGTAAAGCTTGGAAGAACAGTTTGATTGTATTGACAGGGTGAGCATTGCTCGCCCTTTTTTAATGGTGACAATATGCGTTTAAGCGATGGTAAAAAGATTGTGGCGACTGTGCCAACGGGTGGTTTTAAGAAAGATGTACCTTGTCTACTTGGAGCTTTATTAGTCGTTCCCAACTTTACGGCAGCAGCCGGTGATACGGCGGTGTGTTATACACAAGGCCATTTTGATGGCCCAATTAAAGCGGGGGATAGCGTGAGCTTTGAATCTGAAGCTGCTTACTTCAAAAATGGTGAGTTTACCAAGACAAAGCCCACGGCATCGGGAGATGTGTCTCAACCGGTTGGGGTTTTCATTGATAGTGGTGTGCTGCTGACTGGCGGCATACTCACTGAGTTTGTGACTTAACGACTTGTGATGAGCGAGTTCGAATCGGCTCGACGTCTTATTCGTGAATCTATCCAACGCTGTTTTGGTCGTCCTCTTTTTGTGATGACACCACAAGGGAAGCAGATTGAAGTGATCGGATATATCCGACGTCACGAGAAGGGTGTGAATCAAGTGCATTTACTGGCTACGGATTCTGAGCTCCCCGAAAGTTGTACGTTGCTTTATCGCGATAAACGCTACCGGCTAGTTTTTGATGCTGCAGCTAAAAGCCCTAATGCCACAAGTCAGCTCATGAGGGAATATGTTCTGGTATTAGATACCCAAGGTGCGAAGCATGAGTGGTCTGAATTCTAGCCGTTCCCAATTGCTTTTAGATACTGAGTTTATTCGTCGTTATGAAGCGTTTGAAGAAGAAATTCCGAAAGCGGTACTTCGAGCAGCTTCGCTCACCTCTAGATGGTTACGAGGTGTATCTATGGCAGAGCTTGGCTACGAACTTAGTATTGATAACAAAGCCCTGCGTTCGCGATTTCGAGTGTACAAAAACGGTCGTGTGTCGAAGTTGTGGATTGGTGTGCGTGACATTGGCGTTCACCGACTGGGGAAGCCTGTTCAAAACCGCTTGGGCGTCCGTGTTGGTGAGCATTTCTTTGCTGGCGCGTTTATCTCTCCGATGGACAGCGATCAGCTTTTGGTATGGCGAAGACGTGGCAAGGCAAGAACCGTCATCGAAAGAGTCGAAATCGACATTGAGGATGATGTGGATTCGATTGTTGAGAATTACTTGCCTGATATTAATCGTAAATTTGAGGCGTTTTTTCATCGTGAATTCAAATACGTTCTTTCGATCGCCGCGTGAGTGGGTCTTAGTGGTGGTCAATCACTTAGAGCAGCGGCTTGCGCTTAAAGTCGATACGGTCTATCGACGCCAAGCGGTTGAGTTGGCCAATACCACTATCAGTTATCACATTGGCGAAGCCGAACCGGTTAATGAATATGCCAACGATGGGCGTCACCTTCATGACATTGAATTGAGGTTCTTGGTTGAAGTGCCTATCTCCATGGATGGCTTCGATTTGGAAGCGTTGGACGCTTCAACGCGTGTCGAGCGTGAATTACTGCATGAGCGATTTGGCGCTCCGACTGATTTGGATGGCGCGATGGTGGTGTCTAATCTGCCGAGTAAGTTTGATCCACAAAATGGTGTGTTTGCACGAACCGTGACGATGAAACAGCGTATTCGATTAGGCCCAGTGGAAGAAAGCTGGCATTACATAGATGGGGGCTGCGACCATGCTAGCCAAGCTTATAAAACATGTGAGCGCATTGGAGAAGAAGGTTCTTGAGTTACATGAAGAATTAGAAGAGAACAATCGCGCGTCAGCCAATCTACTACGCTTAGGCGTTGTTGTGAAAGCCGAGGCAAATACCGTCGATATTCAGACAGGGGATAATCTAGTAAAGAGGATCCCTTTTTTTGTGCTTGCTGCAGGAAGAGTCAGCCAATATCGGCGCCCTTCAGTTAACGAGCAGTGTTTACTGATTAACTTGGGAAGCGGAGACAGCTTAAACAATGCCGTGGCGTTAATGGGATTACCCTCTACTCAATTTCAAAGCCCAACCGTCAAAGGTAACGAGGTGATGACCGATTACGGTAACGGTATGTCAGAGCTTTATAACCTCGATGACGGCTCTATTGTTTGCCGGTATCCAGGGGGCATGAAGATCTATGGTGATACTTGGCAAGACGGGGGTTACCAAGCAACGGGAGAGGTCACCGATCATACTCGTTCGATGCAAGCTGACCGAGAGATTTATAACGAGCACGATCATCCAGGCATACTCCCTGGCCCTGCGAAAACCAAGCCAACGGAGCAACAGCAATGATTGGTATTGACCCAAAAACAGGAAAAACCGTAACCGGAGCTAGTGCCTTGAACTGTCGTTTTGCAAAAGTATTAACGACAGAAGTCAGTTCACGAGTAAAACGTCGAGGTGTTGGAAATCGAGCGGTCTCGCGTTTGGGAAAACAGCAGACACCCACCGAATCCATGATAGTTCAAAATCTAACGTTAGAGGCTTTGTCCAACCCATTGAATGGGTTAACGGATTATCAAGGTATTCAGTGCCAAGCAATCCCACACTTGAATGGATTTAGAGTGAAAGTCTCGGGAACATGGCGCGGGGAACCTCTGCAATTGAGTGGTGCATTATGAGTAATAAACCTCAAGCTTTCAGTGAGCCTAACTTTGAATCTTTGCTGAATGAATACATCAATTTTGCGGTGGAATATTGCGCTCAGCGAGATGAAGATAAAGCGAAACACTTACGTGAGGCCTTTAATAATCAAGGTGAGCTTCTCGCTCAGGTGACACAAGCGTTTGTCTTAAAACGAACCGCTGAAATACGAGAGCAGAATCATCAAGCTTTGCAGATGTTTCGTAAGTATGTGACAGATACCGAAATGGTAGATTTGTTGGCGTTGCAATACAGTTTAAAGCGTCAGGTCATTGAAGCCGGTGATGATACCGTTTTCCCCGAAAAGCCTGCGCTCATGGAGTCTAATGAAAGTTTGCTTCAGCGTTTTGATTTAGCGCCTTTCCAGTTTCATACTACCGGCACTCGGCTTGGTTATCGTTTTCATGCCATGACTTTAGAAGAGCGACCAACCATTACGGTGAATTCTGAAAAAGATGCTCTGGTGATGCGTTATGAGTTTCCTGAAACATCCTTACCTAACCCTATCAAAGATGCGCAAGCCAGAATGCTTGCGCCTAATTCAGGCAAAGTTTGTGTGGCGTTATTAAGTCGTACATCACCCAATGGTGTTCCAAGTTCGACCTTGCTTGAAAGAGCAAGACAATACTTAAACCGTGATGATATAGCGCAAGAGTCGGATGAGGTCACGGTAAAAGCGGCAACGCCTAAATCTTATCAAATTGAAGTGACGCTTTTTACAGGAGCGGATCCCAACAATGAGGTAGAAAAAGAGTCGGCGGTCGCTGTGGCTTGGCAGTTTGCCGAGAAAGCACAAAGGCTTGGCGGCATCATTGACCGGGAAGAAGTGGCACATATTTTTTATGAGCTGGGTGCGAAACGGGCCAAGGTTCAAGCACCTGTAGTTGATGTGGTGTGCGCTTGGGATGAAGCGCCACATTGTACGGAGGTGATTGTGAATGTCCGATCCGAATAAGGTGTTTCTATCGGTCCAGCCCAATAATGCTTCTCTTGTTGAAGAGGCTTTGGAGTTTGCTTGGACAGAGCTTATTCAATCCAGTTTTTGTCCATATCCCAATCTCAAACAACCCTTACTGACGGATAAAGCCTTCGTGGCTTTGCTTGCTGGTGAGCGAGGTGTAACGGATTGGCAGCCAAAAGACACACTAGAAAGTCAGCGTAAAACGGTGGATAAGGCGTTTGATATTCATCGAAAAGCAGGGACGCGATTTGGTTTGTCTATTGCCCTGGATGCGATTGATTGTGATGTGGAAGTGACACCTTGGCATCAAATGGAGCCAAGACTAGCGCCTTACCATATTGAATGTATCGCATGGCAACGAAACCAGCCGCTTGATAAGGCGGCGACAACCCGAGTCTTAAGCCGTATTGAGAGCACTAAATCTGAGCGAGACACGGTTGATTTGATCATGGTGCTTGGTGCTGATTCTGGGTTTGAATTTTCAGCGGTGAAGCAAAATAGCGTCATTGCGAAAGACGATCATTGCAGCGGGACCATTAAAGCATCTCCGGAAGTCCAATATTCGTCCTTTTTATCTGGTGTTGGCTATCACGTGACGAGTGTTGATGACTCTGTTACGGGCAAGGTCCCCGATATTTCACCAGGCTTTGCTCCTCTGTATTGGTGCGCAGTCACACGTCTAATTTTCACAACTGATTTTGAATTTGGAGCAGTAGCATGAGTTATGTCGTGCAATACACCGATGCAGGGCTCGCTGAGCTTATTAGCGCTCGCAACCAAGGGCTAAAAGGGGCGATTAAATACATTGCCGTGGGTGACCGTAGTTATACACCGACGACAGGTCAGAAGGCGTTGAAACACGAGCTTCAACGCGAAGTCATTTTAGATTGGGAGGAGCTCAGCCCAACACAATTGAGAATGGGTGCCGTATTCAAAGGTAGCCAAGAATATGAAGTTCGTGAAGTGGGGTTCTTTTTAGAATCCGGTACTTTGCTAGCGGTGTATTCCGCTCCGAATACATTGCTTACCTACAAATCGGCGAACTCGAGTTGGTTACAAAAGTTCACATTGGATGTGTCGCCATTGCCGAGCAGCAGCGTGACAATCGAGGTAGGTACCGAGAATGTGAATTTACTGATGTCTGAAGAGTTGGCGACGATGGCCGCGGCGAACGTTGCCAATATGGCACGTCATGTTAGCTTGCTTTTTAAATTTAATGAGCTGGCTAAAAACAATACGCGGTCAAAATAAATCAATCATTTCATTTTTTACTACTCACTTGCTAACAGCCTGCTGATGCTGTGAGGTTAGCACTAATCAAAACGGAGCTTAACGCATGAGCTTAGAGCAACAAATATCATCGTTAGTCGATGCGTCTAATCGCCTTACCGAAACTGTTGATAGCAAGGTTGAAGAGATAGATAAGACGGTAACGACTGCAGAGCAGAACTTTTCTAATCATATGCTTGTTGTGGACCGTCAAATGCCATTTTTGTCATTAGAAGACCCTAATGCAGACCCTGTTGATAAATGGACACCGGTTTACGGAACATTTACAACAGCATTAGCTGGAAACATAACCGCTGGCAGTTCTCCTGAAATCGGTGAAGGACTTAGTTTAAGTAAAGCTGCTTTTCGTGGTTTGACTACTAATTTTTCATTGAATGTATTCCATATTAAATGGGTCTGTAAACGAAACCCTAGTAGCCACCCAATGAGATTACGAAATGACTGGAATAAGTCAATTAACGTTGGAAATGTAACTCATGCTTTCTATTACAAACATGTTTCAGGCAGAAGGCCTGTTTTTTCAGGTCATACTACAAGGCAATTGAGTGATGGATGGGAGCTGATTTATTATTCTAGAAGGTTTGATCAAGTTGGCTCTTTGAGTCATGGATATATGTCTCTGCCCGATTCTACGAGTTTCGATGAAACAGGAGAGTTTTTGATAGCATGTGAAGCTTGGTATTCAGGGGTTATCCCCCTAGATAATTACTCATTACTACCATTGCCAAAAATAATATAGGAGAGTTCTAGTGGAAGTATTACTTGATGGAGCATTGTTCTTCAAAGCAAAATTTCTATCTTTGGACGAAAATCCGTCTGAGATTATATCTAGATATAATATGCCATTACCTGATGGCAATCTCAGTATCAACTATGAATGGCTTGATCTTCGTCGCGCGCGCGATGGGAAAATCACCGAAACAGACTGGACTCAAATATTAGATGTTCCGTTGTCATCTGAAAAGAAAATAGAATTTGCAGAGTACCGCCAAGCGCTGCGTGACTTACCCCAAAACTTTCCAGATCCAAATGACGTCATTTGGCCAGAAAAGCCAACCCTATAACCGCTTCTAATAAGGCGGTTTTTTTGTACCTAGACGAAGCCCTTTACAGCAATGTGAAGGGCTTTTTTATTGGAGCAATTTCTCTGTGCAGAAATCCAAAGCGAAAACACTGGAATACCCGATTATCAAAGAGTTTCGATTGAATGGTCGTTGGGTGTATCCAAGCGAAAAAACTATCCACCTTCTGCCTCAACAAACGGCCTTCCTTATCCAAAACGGAAAAATAGGGCCAGCAATTGAAGTGAAGGTGCCGTCTAAATCCACGGAACAAGAGGGCAAATAATGCTCACGCCAATCCAAGATTTTGAGCTCAATGGGGTAGAAGTTAACACCATTGAGCCTCAACCAAGCATGGGGCCACTCGCATTACAGGTGGTTCACTTAACCGGTACCGCGCCAAATAAGAGTATTGGTTTGAATTATAACGAGCCAACGCGTTTATGGAATTACAGTCATGCGATGTTATCGCTTGATAGCGTTGGGACCAGGCAAGGCACATTGCCTAATGTGGTTCGCTACTTACTTGAATACGTTAAGTGCATTGTGTACGTCACGATTGTGGAAGCTAATGCGAACGTATCCGTCACTGAGGCGAATATCATTGGTGGGGTAAACAGTTCTACAGGAGCGATCTCCGGCCTTGAAACCGTTAAAGCGTGCGCAGAAACGCCAACCATCATTGCGGCGCCAGGTTTTAACTCGAAAGCCGTTGGTCAAAAGCTCGCTCTTATTGGTCGTGATGTTCGTTGTCGTCCGGTTCTTGATGGTCCTAATACTAATGATATGGAAGCTGCAGAGTTTGCAGCTGAATTTGGATCGGAAGGGACGGGACAAGATAAGCTGTCGATTATCGACCCATGGTTTTTGAAAACCTATGACGGTGTGCAATCTCTTATGCCTGCTTCTATTGCTTTGGTGGCAGCGATGGCCTCGGTTGAAGGTTGGGAGAGTCCGCAAAATCGAGGGGTACTTTGTGATGAAACTGCTCGTAATGTTTCATACAAAATTAATGATAAAACGACTCAAGCCAATTTCCTGAATAAGCATGGTGTTGTGACGATTGCTCGCACGCGTATGGGGGGAGTGTCTATTATCGGCAACCGCTCTAATACCGGGCGTTTTCTTTCCCATGTCGGTTTGGAAGATTTGATGGCGCGTAAGCTTGAAGAAACCAGCCAACCATTGATGGGTAAACAGCTCACCGAAGAGTTTATGGGGCAAGTTGTTGACCGTCTAACGAACTGGGGCCAAAACTTAGTCGCTCAAGGTGTCATTCCCGTATTCAAAGCATTTCTGCATCCAAGTAAAAATAACCTAGAGAACTATACCTCTGGGCGTTGGTATTTGTGTGTCAACTATGGCCGCTATGCTCCAAACGAACACATGGTTTATGAGATGAGTGTGGACAACGGCCTTATTGAAGCATGGTTAGAGGAGGTCGTTAATGGCTGATCGTATTCGTATGCGGATCTCGGCTCAGGTTGAATCTGTGCCGCTGATGAACGAAATAGTGGAGTTCACTCCGGTTGATATCAAAACCAAGACGGTGTCTAACGAGGGCTCGTTTGTCCAGTCTGAAGATGTAGTGGGCTTTGAGCCGCTTAAGTGGACGCTTAAAGTACGTGGTGATCACCAAAAAATCCAAAACGCACTTGGCCGCTTCTTTATGGATAACGCTCAAGTGAACGTGACGGAAAAAGGCAAAGGCACCGACCAGACGAAGTACCAAGAGGTGTACTCGATGTATGGACCAATCACCAACATCAAAAAAGATGCAGTGAAGATGGGCGAAAAGCCAACCGTGACCATCGAAGGAACCTGCAAGGCGTACAAACTCACTGATACGGGTTCGGTCATTCACGATATTAACGTGGATACAGGTAAGACCGTTGTTGGTGGTGTTGATCTAATGGGAACTGCTGGTATTGGGTAATTACACTTGTAACGTTCGTTAAGATTTAATTGAAGTTTATGTCGAAATAGGGGGCTTGCGCGATCTGGAAAGGCGCTTATCTTAGATATTAGTTACAGAGAAATTGAATATATAAGGTATGAAACATGGCGTCTAAGAACGATGAAAAGGTTAATAAAAAAGAGAAAAACGATGAGATTGATATCGCGTGGGACGCTATCGAAAATGTCATTGTGAGTTTACAAGCAATTTCATCAACACTTGGCATCACCTTAGAAGGGAAAGAGCGAAGTAATGAAGATTATCGCGCAATTCAAGGCATGATGCAGTTAGCTGACTTTCAAGAGCGCAAGCTAAGTAGTTTGGTTTGTCAGACTCACTAACTTTACCCAATCAAAACCTAAGCCACCCAACCGGGTGGTTTTTTTATGGAAAAATTTATGAAAAACCAAAGCAAACTGACTTTCTTCTCGCGTGAAAGCGTGGCACTTAAAACGATCCCTGTTGCACAGTTCCGTAAGTTGCCGCACATCGAAGCCGAACAAGAACTCACGGCCAAACAGCTATTCGAACAACGCAAAGCGGTGATCATGGCTTGCAGTGATGTGGCCAAAGAAGAGTTCGAAACCTTATCGGTACCTGACTTCAATCAGCTTTATGACGACATTTGTGATTTGATTCTAAAACCATCAGATGAATTGCGAGGCGAACAGCTTAACGGTAAGTCGTTAGAGTTTACCTTGCTGCATCCTTTCGAGAATGAAGTGGGTGAGAAGATTAATAAGGTGAAGTTTGCCATTCCTAAAGTAGCGCATTCTGAAGCGTTGGCAGACATAACTGAAGAGCGAGCGCGCGAAGATTTTATGTTTGAGGTGATCACGGGCTTGCAAACATCCGATCTTGATTTTATCTCAATCAATGATTATTTGGCGCTAAAACCGCAGGTGGGCGCTTTTTTTCAACAATCGGCGGCGTACTTTCGCCCGACGACGTTGAGAGCTTAATCGATCTTATCCCAATGCACCGAAATACATCTGAATCTGAACTAAGGCGATGGTCGCAAGATATCGCGGTGCGTCGTTATGAGCTTATCCTCGCCAAACTTGGGGTGAAATAATGTCCGAGAAAATTAACCTCGTTCTTAATACCACCGTAAATGGTCTTGAGGACATTGCTTCAACGACAACAGCTACAGAGCGATTAACTGCCGCACTTGAAAGCCAGCGTGGCGAGGTGATCTCACTTAATGGCAAGCTCAAGCAGCTAAATGGTTTTGAGTCTGCCAGTAAGCGAGCGGCTAAGTTGGCAGGTCAGCTTGATGATGCCAAAACAAAGGTGACTCGCCTTAGTCAAGAATTGGAAGACAACAAACAGCAAACTTCAGGCCTTCGGGTTGAATACAGTAAGACACAAGCGGAGATAAAAAGTCTCAACTCCCAAATGAAAAAGGCTTCGGGCGAAGGGGCTATTGATTTAAAGAACCGGTTATACGAAGCGCAAAAACGGCTAGATTCGTTCAACGATGAGATTCACCACGGCAAGGTGAAAACCAATGAGTTGAGTGCGGCCTATAAAGCGGCAGGCAAACGGGTTACCCAGCTAACTGATAGCCAAAATAAGCAGCGCGACAAACTCAGAGGGTTGGGTGCCGCGTTAAAAGAGTCGGGAATCAATACTGGCCGTTTGAGTGATGAGCAAAGAAAGCTCGAAGCTCAGGCAGAAAAGGCCACAGCTGCAATCGCCAAACAAAATCGTCACTTGAAAGAGATGAAATCAATTCAATCACGAATTGATACTCGCGATGCAAAACTGAGTGAGATTGGTGGTAAAGCGACGTCGCTTGCCATGGCTGCTGCGCCAATAGCGGCCACGGTATGGTCGGCAGTTAAAAACGAAAGCTCGTTTGCGGATGTGAAAAAGGTGGTCGATATGACCCCTGAAGAAGCAGACGCTATGCGTAATTGGTCGCTAAAAACCTCCACTGAAACACCGATGAGCGCCAATGACATCAACGCCATGTTGGCTGCTGGTGGGCAAAGCGGCATCAAAGACAAAGCTGAGTTAAAACAGTTCGTGCTCGATTCTGCCCAAATGGGTGTCGCTTTCGATATGGAAGCAGGCCAAGCGGGTGAAACCCTCGCGGTATTTAAAGCAGCATTAGGGTTAGATCAAAATGGTGCGATGGGCCTTGCTGGCCTTGCCAACCATTTATCGAACAACTCGAATGCGAAAGCTAAAGACATTGCAGGCGTGATGGCTAGGCAAGGAGCGTCTGCCAAAATGGCGGGGTTCTCCGCTAATGAAGCCGCGGCGCTTTCGGCGTCGATGTTGTCTGCTGGTATGGGTGAAGAACGTTCTGCAACCGCACTTAAGAATATCTCAGGTCGCCTAACTCTTGGCGGCGCAGCAACCAAAGCGCAGCAAACCGCGTTATCAACCGTAGGTTTCGATTCGGTAGATCTCGCGGCATCAATGCAAAACGATGCTTCGGGTACGTTACTGCATGTGCTTGAAGCCATAAAAGATGCGCCATTAGAAGAACAAAGTGCGTTAATCACTCAAATCTTTGGTGAAGAAGCTAAAGGGGCTGTGGCTTCACTGGCGGGTAACACGGATCTCTTTCGTAAAACACTCAAGTTAGCTAAGCAAGGGCAAGACGTTCATATTCAGTCATTACAAGACGAATATGAGGCGCGAATAAACACCAGTGAAAACGGTATTTCTCAGTTCATCAACAAGGTGAACCGTTTAAGCGTGATCATTGGTACCGCTCTTTTACCCGCGCTCAATTGGGTACTTGAGCCATTAGGTGATGGCATCAACCTATTGGCGGATTTTGCCGAAGCTAACCAGGGCGTTACTGCTGCTGTTGGAATTGGTGTTGCTGGCTTATTGGCGTTCAAAGGCGCGATGTTAGCAGGCAAAGCCGCCTCCCTTATCTTTGGTAATACTCTCGATAAAGGGCGTTTGTTTCGAAAGGGCTTAAACCGAGAGACGCAGCAGAATGGCCGCGCAGCGGCATTTGCAACTAAGCAATTGAGCCGGTTGAATCAAACCATGATGAGCATGGGATCTGGAGGTAGAGGAAGTAGCGGGCGAGGTGGCGGCTTGGGTGCTAGTGGTAGACGGTCAAAAAGTCGAATGCCTCCACGCAAGTTACGTTCACGAAACCCATTAGCGCGAGCCTACAACATGGCAAGCACCATGATGACCTCTAATAAAGCGGCATTACCTTTGGCATTGGGTGGGGGAGCATTGGCCATGACGCCGTCGATTGCCATGGCTCAAGACGGTATAGGGTTAGCTGGAGATATTGCACAAGGCGCAGGGAAGATGGGGCTAGGTAAGTTACTCAGGCCGCTTGATATGGCGATTAGTGCCGGCAACATTGCAACGGCGGTGACCGAAGGCGATACCAAGACTGCATTGGCCGAAGGTGGTGGGTTACTTGGCAGCATGGGCGGTGCCAGTCTTGGAGCGACTATCGGAACCATGATTTTCCCAGGTGTCGGTACCGTGATAGGTGGTTTAGCAGGTTCGCTATTAGGCGATCTTGGTGGTGAGTTTTTAGGGGGATGGTTTGGCGATAAGCTGGATTCGCCCGACGACAAGCTCATGGCCTCGGAAGCCGTGTCTGAAAAGTTAGTTGAGAAAGAAAAAACCGAATCTCTCATTCGACAAACACCCAATGTCATCTTTAAAACCGACGTCGCTATTCAAACCGTACCAGGCATGGATGAACAGAAAATTGCGGCTCAGGTTACCGCTCAAATTGACCAACAAATGAAGTCTCAATATGAATCTTTAACGGGGCTTACCATCGACGATTCCATTAGCGTATCTGCTATTGATAGAGGTTAACCATGCATCATTTAGTGATCGGAGAGTTCGTGTTTTCGGTTGGAGATAAAACACCCATAACGAAGTTTGATAGAACCACGGCGGGCGCTTACTCAGAAGTCGGCCTCATTGATAATGCGCGTTCAGAGCGAACGGGCAGACCACTTGAAACGATAGACATCACAGCAAAATGGCTTCAATACAGCGCTGCTAAATCAGTGGATGCGATTCGTGCTTTGATTGATGAGCCTCAACAAGTGAGTGATGGTCAAGGTTTTAACCTTGGCCGTTGGACGATTAAGCAGATTAAAGAGGGGCGCAGTGAGCTGATCCACGATGGTCGAGCCATGGTTACTGATATGTCTTTGCAGCTACTGGAGTCTCGTGGATGAAAATATTTGCTCGTAAAGGGGAATTAATCACCGATTTACTTTTTAAACAAACAGGCCAAGACCGTGATCAGTTAGAGATCGAGTTTTATCGCCTTAATCCGCATGTCCGTGGTGATGTCTTTACTGCGGATACCAATGTCCATATTCCTGAAATATCCACTGTGAAACCCACTCAATCTGTTACGAGGTCTTGGGATTAATGTTCAAACTAGTAGGTAAAAATAGCGAACTGTTATTGGCTCGTCTTAAATCCTGGCGCCTATCTGATGGCAACGGGATTGAGGGGGATAGCCTTTCTTTAACGATCAATTCTGATGACATTGACGGCATTCCCCCGAAAGGTGAGAAGTACTCTGTGTATTTGGGGGAAGTGCTACGTGATGAATTTCAAATATCGAAACGTTCAATCAGTTTACATCCGCGTGAAGTTGTCTTAGTGCTATCGGTCGCCCCATTCAGTATTAAAGATGAAACCGGTTATCGAGAGCGTAAGTCGATGAGCTGGGACAACACAACACTTGCTCAAATCGTCGCGGATAATGTTGCTCCTCATGGCTTTCAAGCTTTTGTTCATCCGAGATTACAAAAAATTGAAATCGAGCATATTGATCGTACTGATGAAAGTACACCGTCATTCCTTTATCGACTGGCCAAACAATATGATGCCGTCGCCAAGCCTATCGATGGCCGTTTCATCTTTGCTCCCAAGGGAGAAGCAAGAAGCGCAAGTGGCAAAGATATTGAAACCGTTACCTTGTCACAACCTAATGGTAATCACCCGCAGTTGCCCAATTTCACCAATGTGAGTATCGACCTCGATGGCCGAACGGATGTCACAGGCGTGAAAGCATTTTATCTTTCGACTGAGAACGGCACTCGGCAAGAAATCAGAAAAGGGAAGGCACCGTTTAGATCGATTGGTAAAGATAGAAACAGCCAGCAAGAAGCTGAGCAGGCATGCGCTAGTGAGCTAAGAAAAATGCAGCGAGAGGGACGAAAGCTCAGTATCGAAGCACCGCCAAATCCTGCTGTGTTTGCTGAAGGACTATTGGTTTTGGATAGCTCTTTCCCTAGTGTATTCCAAGGAACGTGCTCAATAGATAGCGTCTCGATTTCAGGTCAAGGCCTGCAGCCAAGACGAATGAGCATTAAAGCCACCTTAACGGGAGAGTAGGATGATTACGTTGAATTCTGGTGTTCATCATGTTGCGACCATTCGCTGTAAGATTTCTGATGCGCAGATTAAGAGGCATGCAAAACTGCCCCATGTGAAGCAGCTGAAAGACGAACGGTACTCAGTGTACCTGCGCTACAAGAAAAACAGACAACAAGGATCTTGGGTGTTTTATGAATACAAAGGTGGCAATCAGACCGCTCATGTTTTTGGGAAATATCCTAACTTGAGCGCAAAACACATCCCAGACGTTATCGAGCATATAGCAAAAGAGCTCTCCACTGGCACCAGATCCCGCTCTAATGAATTTATGACCGTCGATGAGTTGCTGGTTTGGTATTTAGATATGGAGACGCGAAACGGACATTTATCCAAAGACCGGCTGAGTTCGCTTAAAGCCATGATTGACTCACACCTGGTTTCCCGTCTTCACGGTGTTGAGATTGCTGGGCTTTCACATCGTGAAATTGAAAAACAGTTGATGAAGCCTCTACGCGAAGGGCTGTACTCAATTAGTTATATTCGCTCTATATTTCAGGCGTTAAAAGTCGCATTCAACCAGGCGAAAAAGATGAACAAAATCGGCCATAACCCGCTCAATGACATGATGTTTACTGACTTTGTGAAGGCCAAAATCAAACCAAAGGGATGTAATTTGCTCGTTGGGCATATACCGGGCTTACTTGAGCAGTTTGGTCAGGCCGTGCCGTTGACTCGGATGTTGTGTTTGATGATGGTTAGCCACGGTACCCGCATTGGTGAAACGCGCAAAGCGAAGTGGTGCAACATTTGTTTTGTCACCAAGCGTTGGAAGATCCCGATACGTGATACGAAGACAAGAAAAGAGATCTTATATCCACTCACCGATGAATGGGTCAGTCTGCTTCAGGCCTATAAAGCCTGGCAATTGGCGAATCATTACAAAGGGAACAATCTATTTCCTTCTTCCAAGCGAGATCAACGCCCAGTATCAAGCGCTGATGCCAGTCAGATGATTAGAGCTATAGCGAATGGCAAATGGACCGCTCATGACTTAAGAAAGTTAGCGCGTACTGTGTGGGCTGATATCGGGATTGATTACCTGGCTGCAGAAACGCTATTGAATCATGCAAAGGGAAAACTGGAGCAAGCGTACATCCACACTCACATCGAGCTGCAGAAGTCAGAAGCCCTTAAAACGTATCATTCTTGGCTAAAAAATTGCTGGCGAGACTGTTTTATTGCTGATTTTTAAAAAACGTTCACATTGAAAATGATCTGTTAGATCAACAAGTAAAAACCATCTAGATCATAATTGCAGAGGACAGTATTAGTATGGGTGATTTTGAGCAAAAAGGTGAGGTTAGTCACGTTTTAGTGGCTGCTGCGCGACTTGTTCCGCACCAGGTGAAATTGGTGAAGTTGAGTAAGACACAGTTGAGAGTACTAGACTCGATAAAGCATGGAGAAGAAGTGACAGCGCAACTTATTGCTGAGCGATGTGGTTTGTCACCAAGTTGGGCTAGTTCATTGTTAAAGCGTCTGCATGAAAAATGCTACCTAATGAGAAGTAGCACTGGACAGGCGAGTGGGGGAATTGAATTTTCATATGTAGTGATTAATTAGGAGGGGAAGATCCCATCCAAGCGAGATAGATTTTTACTTCTTTGTTCAAGGGGACATTATCCTCGAAAATAACATCAATTCTATGCCGATTTACGTTTATATACTTGGTCGGAACGTTGCAATGAGGAAAGTACATCTCAGGGGTTCTTAATGGAGATAAGAAGTTAATAGTGAAATTGTTAACTCCGTTGTCAGTAACAGAACTAACTCCATGAGATAGGCCTAAATTAAGAACTGCATTATTAGGATTATTGAGTGTAACGCTCGCAACTGGGATGAGTTCTGTGACTTTCTTTTGTAGTTTTATAAGACGGACTTCATGATCATCTAATAGTTGTAAAACTGTGCTTTTATATTGGTCGTCATCAATAGCATCAAGTTCGTTAAGTATTTCATCAATACTTGTACTGATGAAGTCCATACCCGTAATCACACCTAGCCCTGGTATATCAAGAAATGGCACTTTTGAAGCTACTTTATACAAACTGTTGATACGTCTTAACACTACTTCAAATATACCTGGTTTAAGCCTAGATTTGAGCACGTTTAGTTTTTCTGTATTCATTGTCAT